GTAAGATGCAGCGCTTGCTGGTCGGCACCCGAAGGCCATTGTGTTTAAGAAACTGCCTGATTTTCTTTCCCTTATTCAGGCAGTGATAGAGAAGGATTGATTTTATATGCTTTACATGACGAAGGGAGCAATGCAATGGGAAGAAAAAACTCACAGGCGATCAGCAGTATTCATCGGATGTACCGTTTGCACAATCTGAATGAGACGCTGATGAAACAGAAAGCAAGGTTGCTTTTGAATATATACCGGGATGTCTGCTGGTCAACGATAGGACGGGCGGACATGGTAAAGGAGGATCTGGTCTGCTATTGCGGCGGTGAGCTGGACACAGCGCTGGTCTATCTGGAAGAATTTGCGCCGGATGAACAGCGGGAACGATTTGAGGATACAGTGCGCAGCCTGTTTGAAACAAAATGGATGGTCGAGCTGGTGGATACTGCTATGATTCGGGTGAAGGAGTACCCCTACAATGGGGAACTCTACTTTGAAATCATCTCCAAGTGCTACCTGTCCCGGTTCCGTTATACAGAGACAGAGATGCTGGAGCTTTTGCAGATAGAGCGCAGCACATTCTATGACCGTAAGCGGGAAGCTATTTTGGTGTTTGGCCTTGCCATGTGGGGTGGTGCCATTCCCCAGTTAAAGACCTTTTTGAATGACACGCAAGAAGAATTTCAGAATCAACCGTGGGAGGTGATCAGTGATGAAGATAAACAAGAAAATGCAGCTGCTGAGCTGTATTGAAGATTACACGAGGGAGAACGGCTACCCGCCAACGATCCGGGAGTTAAGTGCGCTACTAGGGTATCGCTCCACATCCTCCGTCCATGCTTATATCCGGCAGCTACAAGAGGACGGGCTTTTAAGCTATGAAGCATCCAAGCCAAGGACGTTGACGGTTGCCCGGTGATTGTCCGACCAAAGTCCGACAGATTAACGACATTTGTCCGATGGTTTCCCTACTGAATGTCCGACTGTCAATCCCTTATAATTGGTATGCTGGCAAGGTGCAGCATACTTTCTGAAATATGAATGCAGAAGATACGGCCTCACTGTCCGATTGGATAGTGGGGCTTTTTCTATGCCATCTTGCCGGTTTCCGAGGCAGAGTAATTTTGAAATCTGAGACGTTTCTACTTCTGCTTCGAGACTGGCGCAAATTGAGAGCTGGGAGGTGATAAAGACCACCAGCTCTTTTTTTGTGCTGCCAAGGAGGATGGCAGATGAAGAGATGGCGCTGGTATTATGCCAGATACCCGTGACTTCGGAATTTGAATCTAACCACAAATTCAAATTTCGGAGGACACGACATGATTTACAAATACGAACGTGCTTGCCAAGAGGCAGGATTAGAAGAAAGCAGAATTGCAGAGATCCGCAGGTTCTTTGATGCGGAGAAAAAGAAGTTGAGCCGGGACAAAGAAGCCAGAGATAAGGCCGGGATTGTGTTTAACAGCCTTTCCAGCCTCGTGCAGCCAGAAGGCAGCAGCTCCAGTGATGAATATGAGATTGCGGATGACCGGGCAAATGTGGAAGAACAGATCCTTCACAAGCTGGAGCTTGACCATCTACATGAGTGCCTTGCAGGACTCCCGGAGGATGACCGGGAGTTTCTTTTTGCACTCTTTTCCGGTGGCTACGGGAATGAAAGTCGGATGGCAAAAGAGATGGGAATTCCACGCACTACGCTGATCCGGCGCAAGGAGCGTCTGCTGAAACAGCTGCGGGAAAAGTTTTTTGAAAAAAGTTGAACGATTTTTGCGTCAGCTTCTGCAAAATCCGTCCCCACTATAACGTGAAGGGGCAAAATGCTGCTTCCTAAAGCACCTTGAAAACCGAATAGTTCAGTAATTCAGTTACATTCCGTATGAATGGAGCAGCATGGTTCCTGCCGCCACGACCTTCCGATTGGAGGCGAGCGATCTACAGGGAGCCAAAACAGGCCTGATGGTATGGCCTGCCTGCGTTGAGCTTCATGCGGCACAATGATACTTCTGTCGAGTCGAGGTTAAGTCCCAGACGGCAGCCCGGTGAGAACCACGGGGAGTGAAACGCACTATGACACGCTGCCAAGCGTGGGCTGGATTATTCCCGGAGCGAACAGCTCCATGTCAGGGGTGCGAGCGGCAAATATGACAGAAGAAATGAACATTCACTGAGTTGACAGTGAAAACTATGTGGCAGAGCTGCCAGACGGGTGGCTCTGCCATATCCTTTTGCTGTTAAACAACGCAAGAAGAAATGAGGTGGAAAAAATGAGGTATCAGTCAATCGAGGAAATGAAAAATGTGGATGTCCGTTCCGTTTCTCCGGAGGATCTGGTTGACCTTGGCTCCGTCCATGTGGATACCGAGCTTCCGAGAGAGGAACGGATCAAGAGCTTCTTAGCTCAGATTGGAAATCCTTACTGCTATAAATGCGGGAAGGTTATTGTAAAGGTCAGCTTTCTGGATACGGATGTAACGCTGGAAGATCGGCTGGAACACTACATTAGGGGGCTGTGAAAATGAATCTGAGATTTTTGAAGAATCCACTGGAATCAAAATCTGTTCTGTGTTATCATAAGGTCAGGGTCAAAAAAGAATAGCAATAAGCCAGTTAAGCCTATCAGGCTCTGATTTGTCATGTGTCACAGACACAAAAACAAACGAGAGGAGATAGGCTATGTCTATTTATAGAGATGTTTATTCGGCCTGTATCTACACCAGACTGTCCCGTGATGACAGCGATAAAGAAGAAAAAGCCGAGAGCAACAGCATAACCAATCAGAAAGCCCTGATCCGGGACTTCCTGAGCGGACATCCTGAGATTGAAATTGTCTCCGAACATGAGGACGATGGATACAGTGGTGTCAACTTCGACCGCCCCGGTTTCAATGCCATGATGGATGAAATTCGTTCCGGCAAGGTAAACTGTGTTGTGGTCAAAGACCTGTCCCGGTTTGGCAGAAACTACATTGAAGCAGGGAATTACATCGAGAGAGTATTTCCTTTTATGAATGTGCGCTTCATTGCTATCAATGATGGCTATGACAGCGCAGAAAAACGGAGCCAGTCTGACTCCCTTATCATCCCCTTCAAGAACTTGATCAATGACGCTTACTGCAAGGACATTTCCATCAAAATCCGCAGCCAGCTGGAGATTAAGCGCAAGAAGGGTGAGTACATTGGTTCCTTTGCAGCTTACGGTTATCTAAAAGATCCCCAAGACAAGAACAAGCTCATTGTGGATCCGTTTGCTGCTGAGGTTGTGCGTTCCATTTTCCGTTGGAAGCTGGAGGGCATGAGCCAGAGTAAAATTGCAGACAAGCTGAATAATCAGGGCGTTCTCTGCCCGATGGAATATAAGCTGTCACTGGGCATGAAGACACCAACAAAACTGCGTGTCCATGCAAAAGCAAAATGGTCAGCTGTAACCGTCAGCCGGATCCTGACCAACGAATTATATATTGGTGTTCTTATTCAGGGCAAGACCAGCTCACCTAATTACAAGGTAAAGAAGCTGTTGCCAAAGGACGAGTCTGAATGGGTGCGCATTGAAAATTCTCACGAGGCCATCATTGACCATGAGGATTTTGTTGCCGTGCGCAGCCTCCTGAAACGGGATGTCCGCACATCACCAGCCGAAGATGCAGTTTATCTGTTCTCCGGCTTTTTGTCATGCGCAGATTGCGGCCAGAACATGATCCGCAAGACCATCCCTTCCGGAAAAAGGAAGTATGTGTACTATGTCTGCGCTACGAATAAGGCCGGGAAAGGATGCAGCGCTCACAGCATCAGTGAACCGCTACTGGAACAGACTGTGCTGGAAGCCATCCGTGTTCATATCAATATGATTTTGAATTTGGAGCGTCTGCTGAATTTTGTGGATGATCTGCCAGAGCAGCAGCGTAACGTCTTCAATTTTGATGCACAGATTGTAAGGCTCAAAGAAGAGATTGAGCGGAACCAGAAGTTCAAATTGAAGCTGTACGAGAACCTGACTGATGGGATTATCAATCAGGAGGAATACTTCCAGTTCAAGCAGAGCTACGCTTCCAAAATCAGTGATGCTGAGGCCTCTATCATCGAGTTGGAAAAGGAACGTGAGGCAGCGGTTGCTGGTAACAAGGCGGATCTGCTATGGATTGGGGTATTCAAAAAGCATGAGAACATTCACTCCCTCGACCGCAAGGTGATTGTGGAGTTAATTGAACATATCGAAGTTCATGAAGGAAACCGGATAGAGATTTTTTTCAAGTATCAGGACGAATGTGCCAGAGCAATTCGGTACATCCGCAAATTGTCGGAGACTGTTGAGTTGCCGACAGCAATTTAAGGAGGGATGAAGCAATGGCAAGAAAAAGCAGAAAAGCAGCCACAACCGTTGCGGAAGTCCCGCAGCATGTCGCAACTGTCTTTAATACAGCTATTTACGCCAGACTTTCCATTGTAAACAGCGGAAAGATGGATAACGGAGACTCCATTGAGAACCAGATCAGTTATTGCATGTCTTATCTGGAAGAACGGCCTTTCTTGAAGCTCTATGAAGTCTTTACTGACAATGGGGAGAAAGGCACCAACTTTGACCGGCCAGAGTTCTCACGGATGATGGATTTGGTACGTGCGGGCAAAATCAACTGCATCTTGGTGAAGGATCTTTCTCGCTTTGGCCGTGATTACATTGAAGCCGGTGAGTATTTGGAAAAGATTTTTCCTTTCCTTGGGGTTCGGTTCATCTCCATCACGGACAACTTTGATAGCTTCAATACAGATGGCTCCGAGGAAAGTCTGTTGATACCGTTGAAAAACATGATCAATGACATCTATGCCAAGGATATTTCCCGGAAGATTATCACGTCCTTTCGGGCAAGACAGGAAAAGGGTGAGTTTCTTCCCGGTTTTGTCCCTTATGGCTATGTGAAGTCGAAGACAGTTCAGTACGGACTGGATATTGATGAAGAGGTCGCAGATCATGTCCGTAATATATATCAATGGAAGGCCGAAGGCGTTTCACACGGAGAAATCTGCCGGAGGTTGAATGCAGTAGGTGCAACCACACCATCTATGCGAAAGGTGCAGTTAGGTATTTGGCACGCTGAGAAGTATAAAACAACAGAATGGTTTCCACGCTCCATTGTTGACATGCTGAAAAACCCATATTATGTGGGAGATTTGGTTTATGGACGTATTCCAAAATCCTTGTACGAAGGTGTAAGGATGCACCGTGCGCCGAGAGAAGAATGGCGTGTCATTTCTAATCATCATGAACCGATTGTGGATCGAGAGTTGTTTGAACGTGTTCAGGCAATATTTGCTGAAACCTCCGCAATTTATAAGGTAACGAAAGATAAAACGCAAGAAGCCCGTGCCGCTGTCATCAACCTTTTTGACAAGAAGATATACTGCGGTGATTGTGGGAAAAGGATGCGTTTTATCAAACGGAGCATGAGGGCTGATAATCGAAGTGATTATTATGCCTGTGCTGGATATATTGATACCAGAAAGCGCACATGTACTCGACACGGGATGCTCTATGCTGATGTGAAAGAAGCTGTCTTCGCCACAATCCAACAGCAGGTCAACGTGGCTGCTAATATGGAGCGGCTGCTTAGTCAGCTCAAAGGAAGTGCCGGGGAACGGAATATCCGTGACCGGTATCAGAGTGAAATAAACAATCTCACTCGGCAGCTTGGAAAAGTTGCCACTAAGCGAGAGGGGTTGTATGAGAGCTATGTGGAGGGTGTACTGGATAATCAGGAATACCTGTTTGCAAAAGCGCAGTATGATGATCAATATGCTGCTCTGAGTATCCGGTTAGATGAAGCCCGCCAGAAGAAAGAATGTTTTGACCGAGCATTTTCTGTGAATAACGAGTGGCTGAGTGCTATCCGTGGCATAAAGGATGCTACAGAATTGGATGCAGAGGTTGTTGACCGACTGATTGCTGCGGTTTATGTCTTTGAAGGAAAACGCATTGAAGTAAAGCTGAATTACAAGGAAGACCACCAGCTTTTGCTGGAGTTGTTGGATGAAATGATGGGAAAGGAGGCGTTGTTGAATGGTTGATTACCGGCTCGGAAAGTATATCCGCCTGTCTCAGGCGGATGTGGACTTGTCCAGAAAAGAGGGCAAAACGGAAAGCGATAGTATTGCTCACCAGCGTGACCTGATTAACCGGTTCATAGATAGCCGCCCTGAATTTGCAGGATGCCCTCAATCGGAGTTTTTTGATGATGGATACAGTGGCACCAATTTTGACAGGCCTTCCTTTGAGAAACTGCTGGAGAAAATCAAAACCGGCGAGATTAACTGCGTGATAGTGAAAGACTTCTCACGCTTTGGCCGGAACTATATTGAGCTGGGAGATTATCTGGAGCGGATTTTCCCGTTCTTGGGTGTTCGGTTCATCTCTGTCAATGACCAGTATGACAGCAATGACTATAAGGGAACCACGGGCGGCTTAGATGTGGTCATGAAGAATATCGTGTATGACTATTACAGCAAAGATCTTTCCGTGAAGGTGAAAACGGCCAAGAGTTCCAAAATGAAGCGTGGCGAGTACCTTGGTGGTCATGTTCCCTACGGCCTTCGCAGGCACGAGACAATCAAGAATAAGTTGGCGATTGATCCGGACGCTGCGGCTGTTGTGAGGCGTATCTTTGATGCCGCATTGGCGGGCATGAACACGGGACAGATAGCTGGGCAACTGAATGAGGATGGAATTGTTACTCCGGGCTTTTACTACATGCAGCACCATCCGGAGAGCAAGAAGTTCCGCAATACATCTCCCCAGACCTTTTGGACAAGCACCGGCGTTTTGAAAATATTGCAGCAGGAAATGTACTATGGCGCTGTAGTAGGCCATAAACGCACAGCTGTCACTGTCGGTGGTAAACATACAGCCGCAGTACCGAAAGAAGAGCAAATTATTGTTGAGGGAATGCACGAGGCCATAGTGAGCAAAGAAGAATTCATGGAAGCTCAGAAGGTCATCCGGAAAATCAAGAAGCCGGAAAAGCGGCAGCCGAAAGAGTACCTTTTCCGTGGTGTTGCCCGGTGTGGATCCTGTGGCCGTGCCCTTCAATACTATGGCCAAATGAAACGTCCCTATTTTCAGTGTGGGTACGTGCGCAGGACAAATAAGGCGGAGTGCTGTAAGGACAAGCTGTATGAGGACGTGATTACAGATGCAGTATGGCAGTCGCTGAAACAATTCTTTGCGTTGAGCGAGAGATTGGAGAAGCGGCTCCAGAAGCATCAGTCCTCTTTAGGGAATGAGCAGAAAACCTGTGCTTTGCAAATCACTGAGCTTCAACGCAAGCTGGCGAAGGCCAATACAGATAAGTTCGCAAACATTGACCGGTTCATGGCCGGGGACATGGATAAAGCTGCATACCTAAAAAGACGTGAAGAGCTTACGGCACAGATAGGGCAACTGGAAGAACAGATTGCAGCATTGGAGGCCAAGGCAGAGGAAGTGAGAGCGGCAGACAGCAGCGAAGTATCTAATGTTCTCGAAAGTGTGCATCACTACGAGAAAGCAGATGCATTGACTTCTGAGATGATCAAGACCTTCATCAAGGCAGTCTACATTACCGACAATGAACACATTGAGATTGAGTGGAATTTCAATAATGTGTTTAAGCAGTTCCTTAGTAACGCATAAGGCGATTCTGAATTGAATACGGGTTTTTCAGGGAAAAGGACATCGATCTTCGTGACCGGTGTCTTTTTTCATGAAAAATCTTTCAAAATTTTTTAGTCTTCTCTTGACATTGGCAGACGAGGCTCACAAGCTCCTTGATGCCGCCCGACAGATGTACGGCATGACATTGGAAAATGTGGAACTGGAACGGCTGGTGGCAAG